CCCGGCTGACTGGCACCGCATCGCGCTGCTGAAGGATGCCAACGGCAACTACATTCTCGGCGGTCCGCAGGCTTTCGCTTCGAAAGTGCTGTGGGGTCTGCCGGTTGTTTCAACGACCGCTCAGGCTGCAGGTAAGTTCACGGTTGGTGCGTTTGGCCTGGCTTCTCAGGTGTGGGACCGCATGGACGCTACCGTTGAAATCAGCAATCAGGATCGCGATAACTTCGTGAAAAATATGCTGACCATCCTGTGTGAAGAGCGTCTGGCGCTTGCGCACTACCGTCCTGCCGCCATTGTGACCGGCGATATTACCGTTGCCGCTGGCGGCGCATAACTGAAGGGCGCGGTCAGCAATGGCCGCGTTTACAGACATGAAGATTAAAGCCCTGCGTATGTTCTCACACTTCCATCTCGGCACTGTTTCTCAGGGCGAGATTAAGGTGGTTAAAAAAGAAATCGGTGAGGCTCTTGTCGGGCTGCACCTGGCTGAAGCGCTGGAAGATGCCTCATCAGACGAGAATTCCTCCAGACCTGCAAAAAAGGTGGTCAAAGGTGGAAATAAGCCCGCAGCAGATGGCGCAGATAAAGACGCACCTCAGAGTTGATCACGACGATGAAGATGACCTGATTAAGGGTTATGCCGCAGCGTCAGTTGACTTTATCGAGCATTACTGTGACGGCACTCTGGTTGTACAGCTTACGCCTCCTGAAGAGAACGAAGAGCCTCTGCGAGAGGTTCTTTTTTCTTCAGGTATATGGCAGGCGATGCTGCTGCTTATCGGTCACTACTATGCAAACCGTGAGGCAGGCGGGCAGAGCCAGTCTGAAATCCCGTTTGGCGTGGAGGCGTTGTTATACCGGCACCGTAAGTGGCACTGATGGCCTGTTCAGGGTGCCAGAAGCGCCGCGAATGGCTTAAAAAAATGGTGGCACTCGCTAATGAAAGAATTACAGGAAAGTCTGCTGGCGAACACGCTGGAGAAGCTGGCAGAGAGTCTTCATCAGGTAGCGGAGGGGATGAGGTCTCAGAGCGAAGCAATAAACCGCCTGGCTGAATCAAATGAGGCACTTGCTGCCGTCGTTTATCAGTCAGTCATTGACGTTTCTGACGATGATATGCCAGCGCCGACGTATCTTAGCGGGGCAGCTAAGGGGTAATTATGCAGGCCGGAAAATTACGTCATCGCGTCTCGCTTCAGAAACCCGTTAAAACCCAGAACCTTTCAACAGGAGCAGTCGTTAATTCCTGGCAGGAAATAGCAAAGCTGTGGGCGGAGGTTGCCCCGCTGTCTGCTCGGGAGTTTGTCGCGGCACAGGCCACACAAAGTGAAGTGACCACACGTATCACCATTCGCTTTCGAAGCGATGTGACTCCAAAGCATCGCATCGTTTACGCCGGGAAAATCTTTAACATTGAAGGTGTTCTGGCTGACGATAAAAGCGGTCGTGATTACCTGACGCTTCCGTGTTCAGAGGGCGTCAATGATGGCTGATGGCGTTGATTTTAACCTGACGGGCATGGATTCTCTGCTGGGCAAGCTGAGTGAAATCAGCGATGACCTCAGGCGAAAAGGTGGCAGGGCCGCACTGCGTCGTGCCGGAAATGTTATTGCTGACAAAGCTAGAGCCAACGCCCGGCAGCTGGACGATATGTCAACGGGCAGGAGTATCGCGAATAACGTTGCGCTTCGCTGGAACGGAAGGCTGTTCAAACAGACTGGAAACCTTGGGTTTCGCATTGGCGTTGCGCACGGCGCGGTTCTGCAAAAACATCCCAACAAAAGTGTGAATGCACCTACTCCCCACTGGCGACTGCTTGAGTTCGGCACGGAAAAAATGAAGGCGCAGCCATTCATGCGTCCGGCTGCCGAAAGCAGTATCGATCAGGTCGTTAATACTTTTGGCACCGAGTACGAACTGGCAATTGACCGGGCAATTAAACGCGCCCGCAAGAAAGGACAGTCACCGTGATAGCACCCATTTTTCCTGTATGTAGCGCCAGTCCTGAAGTTAATTCCCTGATTGGTGGTGAAAGCCTGCGCCTTTATCCCTTTGGTCAGCAGGATGACGATGTTATTTATCCCTATGCTGTATGGCAGAACATTACTGGTGAGCCGGAGAATTACCTGTCTCAGCGACCCGATGCGGATACGTTCACGCTCCAGGTCGATGTTTATGCTGACACACCTGAAGAAGTAATTGCTGTGGCCTCAGCATTGCGTGATGCCATCGAGTCCCACGCCTACATCACCCGATGGGGCGATCAAACCCGCGACAATTCAACCAGGCGATATCGCTATTCATTCGATGTTGACTGGATAGTGCCGCGCTAACTGAACTATTCACCCACCGGCCCTGTGCCGGTTTTTTTATAACCGGAGATAACAATGTCTGTACTGACGCAAGGCACACAGCTTTTTGTGCTCGCAAAAGGCGCGGTGAGCGAAATTGAGTGCATTACTGCATTTTCACCCGGCAGCAACCCTGCCGACCAGATTGAAGATACCTGCCTTTCAGAGCGGCTTGATCGAACCTATAAGCGTGGTCTGCGCACGCCGGGAGCGGCATCCCTGACGCTGAATGCGGACCCGAAAAACTCCAGTCACATCATGCTTTATAACCTGTCCATTTCTGATGCTGAAGATGATCAGGACCTGACCTTTGCTATCGGCTGGTCAGATGGAACGGCTTCGCCATCTGCCGCTGCTGATGGTGCTGCCGGTGCAGTAGATGGGCTGACGCTGCCTGACAGCCGCACATGGTTTGTGTTCAAAGGTTATGTTTCCGACTTCCCTTTTGATTTCGCTGCCAACACGGTCGTCTCTTCTTCTGCTTCCATTCAGCGTTCTGGCTCTGCTGTATGGGTGCCTAAAGCCGCTGCCTCTGCCTGATCTCAGGGGCGATATGCCCCTGATTTATTACCGGAATAAAAAATGAAATTAACACTCGATTCGCTGAAAACCGCTGGCGCTTTTACGGGCCGTCCGGTCGAAAAAGAAATCAGCTGGAAGCAGGGCGACAAAGAGTTTACCGCGACCGTGTATGTGCGTCCGATGGGCTATCACACCGCCACGTCTGATGTGCTGGCAATGGGCGGTAAAGTGGATGGTGTGGCAGGCCGCATTGCAGCATCAATCTGTGATGAGTCCGGCAAGCCCGTATTCACCCCGGCTGACATCACCGGCGAAGCTGACCCGGAGCGTGGCTCTCTCGACGGTGCGCTGACCATTGCGCTGCTGGTGGCCATTCAGGAAGTTAACGATCTGGGAAAGACTTCGAGCTCAGCGCCGAAGACGAATTCTGGTGCGAGCTCGTCCTCAACGGCATCGGTGGCCGCACCATCGCCGAAGCGCGTGAGACGATCACCTTCAAAGAGTCGCAGCTCTGGGCAAAATACCGGGAACGCTACGGAAGCCTGAACCCCATGATGCGAATCGAGTGGGGCGCAGGGGTTGTCGCAAGCATCATCGCAAACGTGAACCGGGATGCAAAAACGCCGCCGTTCAGCCCGACAGACTTCACGCTGCACTTCACAAAAGTCACTGCTGCTGATGAGCCGATTTCACTTAATGAAGCCATGACCAGCTGGGGATAACGGCCGCCAGACGGAGAGTTTATGGCTTCAAAATCACTTGGCACGTTGACGATTGACCTGATCGCAAAAGTGGGCGGCTTCGTTTCAGGCATGGACAAGGCCGAGCGTGCCTCTGAAAAGTGGGCTAAGCAGGTCCAGAAGGACGCCGCTGCCAGTTCAGCTGCGCTGCTCTCAGTAGGCGGCGCGGTTCAGGCGGCAGCGCTCGCGGCGGGCACAGCCGGTTTCGCTTTGCTTAAATCAACGTCTGAACAGGTAAATGCCCCAGCCCAGTGGGCAAAGTCGCTGAAGATGTCCACGCAGGAGCTTCTTGCCTGGCAGTTCGCGGCAGAGAAAGCCGGTATCTCCGGTGACAATATGGCTGACATCTTCAAAGACCTCAGCGATAAAATCGGTGATGCGGTCCTGAATAAGTCAGGCGAAGCCGTTGATGCACTGAACTCGCTTGGTCTTTCTGCTGACAAGCTGTCGAAGGTATCACCGGACAGGCAGTTGCTGGCGATTGGCGAGGCGCTGGGGAAAATCAGCACCAACGCAGGAAAGGTCACCATTCTTGAAAGCCTTGGTAATGACCTTTCAAAACTTCTTCCGCTATTCGATAACAACAACGCAAAGCTGACACAGTTCATTCAGCTGGCGAAAGACTATGGCGTCGCACCTGACCCGCAATCCATTGACGATCTGATTAAGGTCAACACCCTTTTTCAGGATATGGAGGCGCAGGTAAAAGGGCTGAAGATGGAGATTGCAGCGGGGCTGGCGCACGTTGACCTCAGCCCGCTGAATAACTCTCTCTCAGACATTCATGATGTGCTGACCGATCCACAGGTTCTGCAGGGCATCGCCGACCTGGTCAGTCAGGTTGCACAGCTTGCCGGATGGCTGATCAAGGCAGCGGCGGGCGCAGGTAAACTGGCATCCGCTTCCGGTAACAGGATGGCCGCGTTGGGTAATCGCGTGGATATGGATAACCCTGACCAGATTCAGGCCCGCATTGACTACCTGAACAGCACGACAAAAGGCCGCGGCAACGGCATGTATGATGGCAGCCAGACCTTTCTGGGCTGGATCATGGGCAAAGACGACAGCGTTAAAGCGGTGTCAGACGAAATTGCCACACTTACGGGCCGCCTGGCTGAGCTGAACAGGCAGCCTAAAGACATCAAAGTTTCGCCTGATGTCACGCCGGGGACCGCCTCTTCACTGCTGGACTTCGGGCTTGATAAGGGAGAAACAAACGGCAAGCCGGCGAAGGTGAAAAAAGACACTGCAGCTGCAAAGCTGGAGTCTGCTTTCAAAGCGACTGAGCGCGGCTATATGCGCCAGATTGAGCTGATTGACACAACCGGCAAAAAGACGGCTGTGGTGACCGAACAGCAGAAACTTCAGTTTGATATTGCTGACGGCAAACTGCAGGGGCTTAACGCCACACAGCAGAAGCGACTGGAATTTCTGGCGCAGGAAGTTGACCGGCTGAATGCGGTGAAAAAGGCGAATGAGGAAAATGCCAAAATAGCGGCATTCGTTGCAAACCTGCAGGCGCAGAACAGCAACACAAAATCATCGCTGAATATTGACGTTCAGGGGGCCGGTCAGGGCGATAAAGAGCGCCAGCGCATGAAGGAACGCCTGAGCATTGAGCGGGAATACCTCGATCAGCAGCGTGAACTGCAGACGCAGTATCAATCTGGTGACATCACCAAATCCCTCTATGAACGTGAAACCAGCGCTATCGGCAGCGCCATGAG